GTGACGCGGTTGGTGGCGCGGTTGGTGACGCGGTTGGTGGCGCGGTTGGTGGCGCGGTTGGTAACGCGGTTCGTGGCGCGGTTCGTGACGCGGTTAGTGGCGCGGTTGGTAACGCGGTTGATGGCGCGGTTGATGGCGCGGTTGGTGGCGCGGTTGATGGCGCGGTTCGTGACGCGGTTGGTAACGCGGTTCGTGGCGCGGTTGATGGCGCGGTTGATGGCGCGGTTGATGACGCGGTTCGTGGCGCGGTTGGTGGCGCGGTTGGTGACGCGGTTCGTGACGCGGTTGGTGACGTTATGAAAAATCTTAAATGGTATAACCTATTGGGAGGCCAATTTTGGGTAGGTTCATGGTATTGGGGTTCACCAAGCTATACAAGTTTTTTTATGGATATATGTAGTCTGGAACTATCTCAAGATATATCTGAACGTGCTAGATGTTATCAACAAATAGCAAAATCCGTTTGTTGGTGGTGGCCATATAAAGATTTTGTTATGGTCTGCAATCGGCCAAAAATAATAAACAGAGATAAAAATGGACAGCTACATTCTGATACCGAAAAAGCTATAGAGTGGCCAGACGGATGGGGTTTTCATGTTTTACATGGTATCCGTTTTGATAAAGACCCAACGCTATGGAGAAAAATCGTATCAGGTACACTTACCGCTAAAGAACTCGCTAACATTACCGACGTGGATCAACGCCGAATGGCAATGACATATCTAAAAGGTAAAACATTCATTAAAGAGATGAAAGCTCAGTTGATTGATGAAGGCCAAGAAATGTTTTATGAACATCTTCCTAACCGACGAATCAAAAAATATATCTATATTGAAGGCATGGAAAAAGAAAAAAAGGGCAACCTTGTTGTTAACAGATTGTATAAAATTGCGGCTGGAGATATTTACGAACAAGATAAATACTTTTTGTTTTATCTCAACCCAAGTACGAATGAAGAGCACATTTCATTTGTTACTAATTATGTAAACAAAGTCGGTAAAGATGCTGATGCTTGTATGGCTATGAAACATAATACGGATAAAAAAGCATTCCTTGCTGGATTAGGAGCATAACATGGCTGGCACCAAAGAAGGCGGTAAACGTGCTGCAATGACAAATAAGACAAAATATGGTATAGATTTTTACGCTCGACTAGGTTCCATTGGGGGAAAACTGAGCAATAATGGAGGATTTGCCTCTTTATTACTTAGCGATGATGGATTGACTGGCCGGGAACGTGCCGCGATTGCGGGTAGCAAAGGTGGAAAAATCAGTAAACGACCTAAAAGCAAGGTATCGGCATGACCCAACGCTACGATTACACCATTAAAGAACTCCACAATGGCTACTTAGTAACCGCTTCAGATAATCACAAAGACGAATCTGAGAATAGGTATTTTACAAACCGAAGTGACGCAGCGGAGTATGTGATTAAGCTGCTTGGGGAGTTGGTTGATGAGCAGAAGTGAGTTAAAGGCCAAGATAGCAGAATTAGCGGCTTGTATAGATGGCAGCGTTGGTGAGCCTACGGCTGAGGACATCTTACAGATACTTGAAAATGGAGATGATATATTTGTTCCTAAAAAGGTACTTAAAGAATGGCAAGAATACGACAAACTATTTATTGCTAATGGTACGGAAGAGTTAACTACCTTTGAAGGCACGGCGGCGATGACCGGCCAGGAATGGTATGACAGATTTCATAAGGAAGTAGAGAAACTCAAGGTTAGCGGTCCTCCATTTCACGATGAACATGCGAAAGTACAATACGAGGCGATAGAATACCTATTTCTAGAGGCTGGTCAAAAGGCTATGGGTATCGAATAATGAGCAATAACTCGTTCAGCCTTGCCAGCATATGGAACCAAAGCCTATCCGCAGGCCGTATAGAGCGTGAGATGGTACCTAGAAGGCATTGCTGGGCCTCGGAGCTAAGTGGCAGCTATTACGACCGCTACTATAAGATGAAGGGTCGCCAACCTACGACTCCACCAAATAGCCGTAGCCAACGTAAGTTCGCAGCCGGGAACCTCACTGAGTTTCTTGTTAAACAGATATTGGTTCGAGCTGGGTTGCTTAAAGAGACGCAGACACACATTTCTAACACCGAATTTGCACTTGAGGTCACGGGCAAGCTAGACTTCTTAGCCGGTGGCGAGATTAAGGACATAACCGAAGACGCATTTGGTGATTTCCCGGAAGGTTTCGACGCTGTTGCGAGTAGCGTTGTAAGCAAATTGCGGGAACGGCATCCACAGGGACTACGTGACCAAATACTAGAGATTAAATCCTGTTCAGGCATGATGTTTAATCTTTATGAAAAACAACCGGCTACTCACCACATGCTACAACTGTTCCACTACGCACACACCATGAAACTACCAGGATTGCTTATATACATCTCGCGTGATGATCTTCGTATTCAGGAATGGGGCGTTATGCCAAACACTGAAAAACTATTGAAATTATATAAGAAAGATGTTGAGCGTATGGCCGAGATCTTAACGATAGACGCCCCACCCCTGGAACCTCGATTAACGATATTTAACGATAAGTTCAAAAAGAACTGGCATATTGAGTACAGCTCGTATCTCGGAGACTATGGGTATGATTCACCCTCAGACTACGCAGACACAGCCAGTAAGCTCTGTGGACGTCTGAATAGGGTGATGAAGCGACGTGCGGAAGGAAAAGAGATGACAGATAAGAACATGGAAGCAATTGACGCTGGCATAATGTTTTGTTCGGGGTATAAGGAGCCTAAAGATGAGTAATTTTACTATGACTAATGATGGACCGAAAATCCGTCATGACGACGGCACGTTGAGCGATGCACCGAGCATACCATTTTATCAATGGTCATTTCTTGGAGGCTGGAAACCAGTTTGCATTAAACACAATCTTATGTTTATGCGACCAAGTTTATATGATCGCCATTGGACCCCCACCTGCGAAGGCATAGCTTCTAACGAATATCCTGAACACGATATGGCGATTAAGAACAAGAAATTTAAACCCAAGAGAATATGGTTATGACTGAAAAATCACGCATAAAACAACGTAATACAAGTATAGAGCGCTATGGGCCCGATTACTACAAAGAGAAGGCTCGGAAGCGGTGGGATAAGCCAGGGGCTAAAGACAATATTCAGAAGGATGAAAAGGGTCGGTTCAAAAAGGGTGATAGTGTCAATAACAATATATATGATTAACTTGACTAAAGAACGAGTCGTAGAATTACGAAATCAAGGCATGACTTATCAAGCGATTGCAAATAAAGCAGGAGTTAGCCGCCAAAGAATAGCTCAGATAATTAATCCTGAGTGCCAACGCGAGTACCGACGCCATGTATACCATAAGAAGATAGCAGAAATGTTTAAAGATTGTAACTTATACAAGGAGATAAAATAATGTCCAACGTATACGGAAAATATATCCCTCCAGCTGGAGGTGGAACCAAATATCTCAAACTCAAAGATGGTGAATCCGCCAAGATCAGAATTTTTAGCGATGAACCATTGGTACGCAATACTACCAATCTTCAAGGTAAACCACAGACTAAATATACATGGATAGTGTATAACCACGATCTTAATGGTGCTCAAGTTATGGATCAATCGGTACTTGTTTATAAATCAATTGAGAATATGGCCTTGAGTCCATGGGGTGATCCAACTTCATATGATGTCAGTATTAAGCGTACAGGTGAAAGTACGGCTACCCGTTACTTCTTTACACCCATGCCCAATTCTCAGCCATTAACTGCTGAGCAAGAAAACAGTTGCAAAGAACTTGATCTTAAAAAAGAATATCCAAATGGGATATTGGTATCTGAAGCATATGAAGGACAAGCAGTGCCACCACCCACTGAAGAAAAAGGAGAGAATTGGGCACCGACTGATGAAGAGTTGAACGCAGTAGGGTTTTAAGATGAATAAATCCAAGATATTGACCAATACTATGCTTTTCACGACTACAAAACAATTTCGTAATTTAGATAGAGAAAATCAAGAGACAATACTTAGTTTATTAGAAGCATTTTATGAAGATAATAAAGAAAATTTGATCCATGAATCTTGAAGATGCACTCACTGGCATACAAAAAATGCGTAAAACCATTCATGAACAAGATCTATGGAACGATCCATTAAAACTCAGTGATGTTATGGTGAAGCTTTCGGTATACAACAGTTATCTTGCTGACCATGTTTCTAGACTGCACAAAATGGCCACAGATGAATCATTCAAGCAGTTCAAACTTCATGAGGGATTAGGTGCTACGAAGGCCCAGCAGTATGCAAAAGGACTATCTACACAGCAACGATACGACTTCGAGAATAGCAAGATGGTGTATGGGTCAGTACAGGATCTGTTATCGCAGTTGCAATCGAGGTTACGGATAGTGGAGAACTCAATGAGGAATAATATATGATCGACAAGAACAAGATGCGTGAAGAGGTAATAACAGAGGTACTAAATGATGCGGGGCCAAGCATGAGTAAGGACACTCCACAACCCCAGGATATAGAGCTAGATGCTAGCACGAACGCATCTAATCCGTCCAATGCTGCCCCAAGTAGTAGGGAGGAAGAGCTTCAACAGTTGCATGCGATATATTCAGCCGACATGCCTAATCCCGATACCGGCCTATTTAACGTAAAAACGTTTTTTAACAATGTTCTTGCTTGGCACACCCAACAAGTAGAAGCAGCGGAACTCAGCGCGCTGGATCAAGTCATCGAACTTGTAAAGGGGCTTACGCCAGCCCGGTCGGAAGACTTAGATATGTCCCAATGGTATGGGCTTGTAGACGCTCACCACGCCGCCCTAAACGTTCTGGAAGACGAACGTGCTAACTTAGCTACTAAGCACCAAAAGGAGAACCAGTAATAGCTAGAATATTGTGCGTGAACTAGCCGCCCTTACCCTTAAGACTGCCGAGACAAAAGAACAAAGATGACTGAACAATTTTGCCCAGAAGGCTTAAATCTTCCTAGTGGCCCTGGAGATGTTGTTCTTACTGGTATAGAGGCCAGGATCATTTCAGCAATGCTAGAGCAAGTGATAGCCGGCAATGATGTTTCAGGCTATGCCGAAGAAGCAGGAGTTATCTTAGGTGGCTTGCGAGGGCAAATTCATGACGAAAACAAAACTTGAATATGCGACAATAACAGCCCAGAATAACAATATAACTAAGTTAGGAAAATAAAATGGCTAAACGCTATGTAATTGTATCAGCAAATGTTACCGCTTCAGGTGACCTAGTGAAAAAGGTAAACGAATTACTCGATAAGGGATACCAATTACATGGTAGCCCCCAAGTAGCGACTACTGATAATGGGACAACCACTACTATTTACCAAGCGATGACTAAAGACTAGAGAATGAGCGATGACAATAACGATCCTTCAATTCATGTACGAACTGCTAAGACAGGATCCTTTATTAACGCTGATTTGGATTATTGGAATCATTAGTATATTTATAGGATTTGGCTGGCCTACTATAGACTACTTTTATTCCAGAAAGAAAAAAGCAGGACCGCATGTTGTCCATATCGAAGTCAAAGAAGCCCACTAAAAGAAAGAAGTAGAACGTTATCCTTGTATATGTTACATTACTGTCATGTATGAAACATGGAAAAAAATAGAAGATTTTGGGGGGAACTACCTAATTAGCGATAAAGGGCGGGTACTATCTAAGCACGGCTACAATGGAAGGGCTCCTAAGATACTGACTCCTACCCTGAACAAGCAACGTGCATATTATTATATAGCGTTACAGGATGGATCAAAACAAAATCGTAAAAATTTTATATTACATCGTCTAGTGGCCAAATACTTCGTGCCCAATATTGACAACAAACCTATAGTCAACCACATAGATTGTGACAAAACTAATAATGCAGCAACAAACCTTGAATGGTGTACTAATAAAGAAAACGCAATACATGCGATAAAGATGGGGAGACAAATAATAGTTAGAGGTGAAGAATGTGTACAGGCAAAACTAACTGAAGCAAACATAAGATACATATTATCCAAAAAAGGAAAAATATATTATAAAGATCTGGCTAAGACATTTAACGTTGGCTATTCTACAATTGCTCACGTCATGAGAGGAAGTCGGTGGTCTCATGTCAAAAGATCGTAAACTACTCATAAAGAAGTTAGACCTCCTTAGCAAAAACGTTGTGAGGCAACGTGATGGGAATATATGCCAGCATTGTTATAAATATGTCGAAGGGTCATTTAGGCATGTATCGCATGTTATCCCCGTATCCGCTGGGAATAAATTGCGATGGGAACCCCTAAATATGAAGGTGCTCTGTTATCACTGTCATATAAACTGGTGGCATAAAAATCCGGTAGAGGCTGGTCAATGGTTTAAAGACATCTTCCCCGAAAGATGGGAGTATATTAGTGAGCATAGAGGTACGTATAAGTTCTCTATTCAAGAACTAGAAGAATTAGTAAATAATCTAAAGAATCAACTTAATTAAAGGATCACATGCAGCGTGCTCACATCAACCCTTGAGCTGCTAATCATGAAACACTTTATTTCGTATCTTCTACATGCTAAAAGACCAACACAGCCCACATTAGATATAGTTAAACTACATTGGGAGGAAATTTTACCTCATGATTATCGGAATAGACTATCACCACACCATTACAAATGACCCCAAGCTATTCATAAAGCTCATTAATACTTTACTTGGCGCACAACATGTCGTATATATCATTACAGCAGTAAAGGCCACAAATGTAGCTAAGACCCGTCATGCGCTCCGCAAGATACCTTGTACGCACGTTGAATTCGTAGTGTTTGAGGACTATGAAGATATACCTAAACTAAAACTGGAAGCCTGCAAACGATTAGGAGTGAAGATGATGTTCGATGATATGCTAGCAGTTGTCGAACTACTTTCCAAACATCAGATCATGACTTTCCAGGTACGCTAGAGATAGCCGCTTTCTTCACATGAGTACGACTGATAATATATACAACTGTAGTAATCGTTATAACTGCAAGAGCAGATACTTTTACCCATCTTGAATTTGCCGGCAATACGCCACCGCTCAAAGAAGTAATATCGACGGCAATCGTCGTCCACCATTCGCTCGTGCGCCAACCAGGCTTTACGAGATCGTCTACTGTCTGAGAAATGATTGGTAAATTTTGGGTTACCCTTCCTTCAGTCGCTAAAGCATCATCAAGAAATGTATTCATAGAAGTTTCCTTCTTTTGCGTCGGTTTTACGACTACATCTATAGCTGTTCCGGTTTTAGGCGTTGCAGATTGATTCGGGATTAATCCGCTTTGGTTGGTCTCTGGCTGCATATCATCCTACTATCTGTTTAATTTGATCCAACTTACCTTGAGCCCCATTATCCGTTGCCAAGGCTTCGCCCTCTTTTCGTCCCTGATAATACAACTCGAGTGCCAATTTTACTAGTATGAGATGCGGATTTCCCCAATCAGGGTTACTTGTGCCGGTTGTCCAAAACGCAATAGCATTTGGATTTGTTTTGCCGTCTGGGTCTTTTTGCCAACCACATTGGTTGGTGATTGTCTGTAGATCATTCGCGTTCGGATACATAGAGTCTCCTTGTAGTTTTGCTGCCGCCATACTTATTATCTTATTTGTGTCTAATCCATCAGGACAAGCAGTGCCACCGGGATAGACTGAAGTATCAATAACATCCTTATGTAAAAAGATATGATCAGTATCGCAAGGGATTTGGTATCGTTTACAGATGTCTGCTACCAGATCTGAAGAGCTATCGTATTCTGCTTGAGTACGAACACTGTCATTAGGATTTGAATTGTCGGAATGTTCGATACCAATTGTAGTCTGATTAATGGTATAGTTACCGGCTTGGTAAGCAGTGTCGGCCTCCTCTACCCATTGGTGAATGCTACCATCAAGACTTATGCCATAGTGGACAGATACTTGGCTGGCAGGATCATTAAAACGTGCTTGTGATCCCGATGTGTTACCAACCATTGTATGTAACACGATACCAGTTACCATATGCCCTCCACGTCCAGAATCCCAGTTAGAATCTGTTACTATAAACTTTTGGATAGCATTCATTTCATCCCCTTTGCATACTTATGTATTCTATGAAAAAACTGTATCATTGCTTCTTCGTTATAAATGCATGAATTTTTTTCGTAAGTTCATTAACTTCTTTCGTGAGTTCAGTATTTAATGCAAGCTCTTTTTCTTGGTGTTCGGCTTGGTGTTCAGCCTGTACTTTGTCCCGGGCTGCTTGCCGGTTCTGACTAATCATGATGAGCGTGGCAAGCAAAATTGCTTCCAGTGACAATATCATAGTAAGAAGGTTATACGGATACTTATCAAAAGAAAGATGCAAGAGGTTGCTGTTGATAACAAACCATGCTATCCACCAGACAAAATGGACATAGATAAACCGCATCGTGCCGGCAAAGGCGGTTACCTTATCTGCTATTTTATCGCTAGTAGACATCTGATCTTGATGTTTCCTATACCAGTTCTTATGTGACTGCATATTATATCCGTACTATATCATTTTTATTAAAAGAGATTATTCTTTGATTCGTAATTTGTATATGATTAGCAAGACAATCGTAATCAGCATAGCCGATAGCACATTAACGGCCAAATATGATGTCAAAAATAATAAACCTTTATCTGAAAACCAATGGAATAGGCCTACCATATCGATAAATAGGGAAAAACTGTAAACAAAAGCATTCGCTAAGAATAATATGAATAATAAACGTTTAATAGGTTGATATGAAGTTTTCACATGAAGTTCCCGCCATTGTATGAAGGCTAAGTAGAGAATAATCATAATCTGAATCGGACGAATAACAAATCCCACTAGCAAAATAATCTTAAGGGCTTCCATGCTTATCTCCATGAGCACGATACACCTTTATAGCAAAACCATTTGTTAAAACAGAATTAACTTTACGAAGCGATTGACGAGCTTCCTGAGTCGTTTTACGATGTTTTCTCTTTATAGATTCTATCTCCGATTCATTCTTGTGCCGTAGTTTTGCGAACGGATTGAATAAATAGATCATGTCTTTTTACTCCCGCTTATACCATTTATTTTACGACGCAAATTATCTAGAGCAATTGTTGCACCTTTGATAATTTTTCGATCAACTTCACCGATCTCTTTAATATCCTGCAGTCGTTCTGCATTAAGTTTACGAATCTCCCGCCACTGCACAACATTAGCAGTCGCCAGCATACTAATTATAGTTCCGGCGACTGTCGCGCTAAGAGGAGACCAGGGGTCCATGCTCATACTTTATTTCTTTTTACGTCTTGGTTTGCGCGATCTAGCTTTATTAGGAAGTGAAGATTGATCAGTTTCGGCTGCCCATTGTTTGGCCTTAGATTTCATCTCTTTGCCAAGATAGCCGCCAAAAGCAGCTTTCTCTTGCTGTTGGCTACGGAATGGCATTAAAGCATCCCTTTACTACGCATCTTATTCATGGCCGCAGCTGCAACCCGTTTGCCTGCCTCAGCCGATCCATAGGCTTTTGCGGCCTTATTGGCAACAGTATCAAACCCAGTTTTGCCGGGGACATTCTTTTTCCCCATATCTACGCCCCTACTTGCCTTTTTTGCTACTGTCGACTTAGACATCACTACTTTTGGTGCTGGTACTCTTACTGATCGTGCCATATTGTTCTCCTTATCTTACATTATTGCAAAAGTGAATTACGTTGCCTCTTATTGGTCTTTACCGCATGATATTTAAAACCATTCTGCTTGAAAATATCTGATTGTATTTTACTCTTTTCTGCGGTAATAAGCGCTTGTTGGTCGACAGGGGACATACTATTGTATGTATCATTGCTTTTAATCTTATTAAGCCATGTTGAGTAACGACTATCATATTGTTGTGCGGCAGCCTTGAATTGAGTATCACTAACTTTAGTCTTAAATTGAGTAAGCGTTTTACTTGTAGCATAATCCCATGAAGTAGTGACCCCATACGTATTAGACATAAGTCCAAGTTGTTGCGCCATCATAACTAGGACACTATTAGCCGCATTAGGGTCTTTTTTAAGCTGTCCATATGTCTGGGCGGGTATCGGGGTAACGAGTGCGCCTATCTCACTCTTTAAAGTTGGCTTACCGCCGGAGAAGGTCTTTTGGTTAGCCATGTCCGATATAATCTGTTCTGTCGGCGAACCCCTACCAGTCAAGAAATCTCCTACTAAGGTACCGTAAGATGTCTGACCGATACCACTGCCCACCATAGACAGAGCACCAGTCGATGCACTTTTAATAGCAGGCTTTCCCTGCATCGCACTAGAAATCCTTGCCCCAAGCGCAATAATGCTTCCATAACCCCCCGCTATATCAAATCGGGTGTCACCTACCTTGATCTTACCGAAGTTAGAGCTACGCGGATCGAACTCGATTGTTCCAGGGCTTATAGCATTAGCGGTAGCCATCACTGCGCCAACTCCAGTGACTACTTTAGCCAATGTCTTTGCAGATTGTACCCTTGTAGCGGTAGTAGCAGTCTTATCAAACATGTGTATTGTAAGATTATTCGCTTGCGATTTAAGCAATCGTTGTGAAAACAAGAAAAAACCTAGGGCATTGTCGGGATTTTTCGTCTTACCGCCAGTTTGATCAATGGCTAGCTTCCCCCACGCTTTCGCAACTTCGGGATCCTTCGGATCTAACCCCATTTTTTTAACGATAGTAACGTAGTGATCAACCAAATCCATCCGCATTTTAAGGTTGAATCCATCGAACATCGTCTTGCTACCCTTATAGAGACGGCCACCAACCGGTATTTTAGAAGGAATATCTACATGGTACTCTTCGTTTGTCTTTGATAGCTCTCCGGGAATCCATTTATCATAAATACCATTGATTGAATTCTCTCTCGCATACCCCGACGCTCGAATAGCGCTCATTACGTCTTTACCAGCTACTTCTTTAACTGCATCCGAAAATTGAGTACCATAATTTTTCGCCCAATGTTTCGGATCTTCAAAAAGGGCCATGAACCCGTGTTTCAAGGGTGCATGCGAGGTCATAGAAGCGACAATACCTTTTGTTGCACCTATGAGCGATTTGGTAACATTTATCCAATTAGTTGGTTTGATACTCTGACCGAATGTCTTTTTACTGGCAGAACCCTTAAGATCGGTCACATACTTTTCCAACATCACTCTGTCTACGCCAGCCTTTATTCGGGCATCTTCGCTGGTTTTCGTATATCCATGTTGTGCAACAAGTTTATCCGCACTATCCTTAGAGATAGCAAGAGTTTTAGACATGTCGGCTATAGTCTTCGCTTCTTCCTGCGTAACATTTACCCCCAACTTCGTAGAAGCTAGATCGTGGAGGAATGCTTTTTTATCTTCGGGATCGAGAACTCTATCTAGCCGATTGATTTTAGAGATAAGATCTTGTTTGACTGCGGGCTTGAGCCCAGCTACTTTCTTCGCCCAAAGCAGAAAACCTTGGTTTTGATTCTTCAACAACAATTTACTCTCGAACAGGCTATTAACACCTTGAGCATTCGGCTTACCAACAAACTGTTCAAAAAACTTATTCCTATCTGCTGACGACATATCCGCCAACTTCGCAGGATTGATAGTACCGTTCTTTAGGCCAATCTTGAAGCGTTGAACCGCTTCGGGCATCAGACAAAATCCGCCAGCCATCTTATACCTCGTTCAATCTGGCAAAATCGCCGAATAATTGCTGTGCAACGGTATTATAAGCTTTAGCAGCCTCGATTTTATCTAAATGGTGACCAAGATTTTTAGTCGTACCCTTAAATCCAATCTGAGCTGTCCACTTATGTTTTTCTTTATTCCAAGTAACACCTCTAAAACCAGATGTATTGTCTTTTCGATCACTCATATTAAATTTGTTTTGTTCCTCGGTGCAAACTCGTAGATTTTGTCGTCTATTATCCAGTCTATTGTGATTTTTGTGATCTACCTGTAACTTCTTATCGGGATTCATAATCAATCGGTGCATGTACATTTTAGGGCTAGACTTCCTTGCATATCCGGTACTATGAAGATGCCACTTGTACTGCGAAAGCATCTCAAAGTCTTCATCATCTACCAAAACTTTTTGACCCTGCGTTAAGAGGATGTATCTCATACCTATAGTATACCTTTCATCAGCACTGAATTCCGCGAATAAATGAGTCCCAGGTCTCACGGGTTGGTCTAACAATATGCGAATCAATCTCCCTAGCTGACTTACTCAATGTCTTAGCCAATTGCTGCCCAGTCTTCTTCTCATACGCCGCCGCACGAGTAGCGTTCACCGTTCGCATATGTTCTATCGGATTGCTTGAGTCACTATGATAACCCTCGGCTCCAAGCCTCTGTGCTGCCTCAGACGTCACTGAATGCTGTTTAGAGGACGCCAAGCGCTGCATAGTAGCCACATCGCCTTCCTGTGCCGCTTTGTTCTCTACAGCATGTCTGACGGCCACCTCATGCAGCGCATTATTGCCTGGAGTCTTACCCATAGCAATGTCTAATGCTTTCTGCGGATCTTCATGAGTAAGTTTAACAGCCGCCGCCGCCTCAATCTTATGACTCCCCGTGCTGTATGTTGCCTTATTCTCAAACTCTTTAACCAGCCCCTGCTGGACAGCACGCTGTTCTTGCTTGAGGGCGCTACCAGATACCTTTACTTCACCAGGTTCATTCTGTGGAGTAATTCTATTGGATTCCGTTTTGCCTGTTACCTCTGTTTTATTAGAGATTCCCGGTGTTTCTATTGGAGTAGACTTAACGACCTTGCCATTAACCAGTTTTTGGGTACCGCCAGTAGTTTTTTCTGCCGGGAGTGTTTGGCTGGACAGCTTTTTAGGTGCAACAGTAGCGGATAGCTCCGGGTTATGGTAGCGATCTTGCAGGTCATTAAGTGCCTTTTCGTACTTAGCATCTAGCAAACGTGCTGCAACCTGCGTACGAGTATCTGTACTAGTCTTAGTAATCCTTACGGGAGTTGAATCAGTCTTTGGGTTATACGGATTAGTCTCCCTATCCTTAAGACCCTTATAGGTATCACTCATGCCAAATGGTGCTTTACCGCTTTGAAGCTCTTTTAACGCCTGTTCCTTATAGGCGGCCATACTCGGTACCCGGCCATGATTGGCATAGTACTGTCTGTAGAACTGGCTATGTTCTGAGGTACGAACGTACTGACCGTCAATATTCATAGTCGTTTGACCACCAGTTGCACCATCTTCAATACTCTTGAGCATGTCAGCGTGATCTTTTACCAATTCTGATGAATGATTGTAACCGTCTACTGTAGGTAATTTTGAGTTAGCTAATTTTGCGGCCGGGGTACTAGGAGCGTTTAGTGCCTTTGTTTCTGCTTGCTTCTGAAGGTTCGCGTTTTCTTTGTCGTAGCTATCATTCAACTTCTTAAACTCAGCATGGAATTGCTGATCTGACATCTTCTGTGGAGTGCGAACATTTATCTTATTCGTTTCAGATACTTGCTTAATACCGGGGCGCAATGGTGTCGTAACACCTACCTTTTCAGCAGCGTTCGGCGCTTGGTTGACGTTTATCTTCGTGTGAGCCACGACAGCGGCTTTATCTGCTTGTTTACCGGTCATTACGTCAGACATAACACCTGGAGACTCAGCGGCCTTGGGAGCGTTCTTGATCTTGTCCAGCGCGACTTTTGAACCGGCAGCGAATACTTTGCTTATGCCACCGGCCACTCCACCAACCAATGTACCTACGCCCACGCTTTTAGCCGTCTGCTTAAGGTCTACTTTCCCGTTCTGGGTTAGCTGTGCGCCAGCAGATGCTGCACCAGACGATCCCCCGCCTATCGCTGCCTGTTTACCAGCTTCTTTACCCGCCGTTTTGAGCAATGCTTTACCACCCTTTTCAGCGGTACTCGCAATCTTAGAGGCTTTAGATGCGTCCACTAATCCTTCGCCAGCCTTGTATATCTTGGCTGCTTTACCAATCTTAGCAACCGGCAGAACATCTCCTGCGACTTGTAGCATTCCACCGCCGACACGTTTACTAACTGTGCTTAATTTACCACTTTGTGCTTCCTGACCATTTTTAAAGAAGGTACCGCTATTAAGTATTCCGGCGTTTGGTTTATTGGCTTGTTTGTAGTTCGCCTGAGAAGCCGCATTAGCGTGACTAAATGCAACTGGGTTATGACTTGCGTTTGCAGCCTCCATTTCAGCGGTATATCCTACTTGTTTTCCAGCCATAACAGCAGTATTAACACCCTTTGCCACTCCGCCGCCGATAAAACGTCCAACAGCAGCGCCACCACGCGCCACTTCCTTTCCTGCGTTCATCATCTTGTTGAGAAGCGTTGTTTTCTGTGCACCCTGCTGAGCATAGCGTGCCCATGAGCTTGTCGGAGCACCAGAAGGAGACATAGCAAGCGCTTGAGCAGCGGGATTGTTAACGGAGAGCATTGGGTTTGCTCCTGCAACGTTTGTATCACCATACATTCCTGCCATGCTACATACCACTGAACAAGGAGGCGTACTCCTTTTTATTAGAAATTGCACCGATAACCTGATTAAAGTTCCCGTTGTACTTCTGCATTTGAGCATTAAAGTAGTTCAAAGCCTGTTTATCAGTACCGGTATTAGATGCTTGTAATTGATTCTGAATAATCTTTAAGGCATCAGTGCCATTGTTCGCAATAGACTTAGCATACATGCCAAGATTGAGCGCTTGTCCATTCGGACCGGTGTAAGCGAATCCTTGTCCTCCGGCCTTAGCACTAGCTTTATACATTCCTGATGCAGCATTAGCTTGAGATTGTGCAGACAGATTTAATCTCGCAACATCAAGACCATATGTCCGGTCAGCATTAGCCTGAGACTGTGCCATCTTTTGTTGTTCAAGTTGTTGGGCATTGTAATCTTTTAGAGCACTTGCATATCCACTGTTAGCATATTCAGCTTGGAGTCCTTGATATTTACTAGCAAGTGCTGATTCCCCGGCAATCTCTTGGTTCTGCACATTGGCCTCCTGAGTAGCTACGCTATTCAGAGCATTGACGCGAGTACTCTCAATAGTGGCCTGTTGTTGTCCAGCACGAGAGAACATCTCACCCATGTCATTCCCCTGAAGGCCGGAGATGTTACCGAGCAAACGACTTGTGTATAGCTGTCCTATCTTGCCTGCTTGGTCTTGTACGGAGTTCTGTAGATTCTGGATAGCCGCATTGTAGTTAGTACCAATCTGGCCTTTAGAAGACTCTAGATTTGCGACTTGAGCGGCGGAATTTGCTTTACTCGTAGTAATATCTGCTTGCAATTGCGGCTGATAGATTGCTTGAGCTGCTGATTGGTAGTCAGAGAGATTAGGTTGCACTATATGCCTCTGTTTTAACTTGCTTCATATATAAATGTCCCTGATATTGTAGAAGCCGCTGTCCAAGTACCAGGGACTGTGGCAGAAAGCTGATCTTCAGCTAGATAAGTACCAGAGGCAAGCTGGCTTTTAATATCAGCAGTAGTTGTGCTGGCCAATCTAACGATCCCAGGACTAGAAGTGGACGTGTTAAGACGAACTAGTCCTAAGTAACAAGACGAAACTAATGCAACCGCAGGAACTGGCAGAGTAAAGGTCGGCGTACCGGTCCCCATTGAACTTGTACTACCGAGAGTGAACTGTATTCTAGCAATGATTGTCTTACCAATTTTAATGTAAGAACTAGCGTTCACTCCATTACCTACCGTTAAAACTGTCCACGTCGGAGTCCAAGATGGCCAGCTATTATAGCCGTTCGGATTAGTAGGATAAATCTGATTATTTAATGAATCGACGCCAGTCTGCACAATGGAAGTAATAGCGGCACCGCTAGTTACGACTTTTGCTATTCGAATCGAGTTAGCCGTGATTGACGGAGAAGCAGCGCCATTCGACACTTCTTGGTAATACACGTTGCCGTTAACATCGATATCGATATAGGTATCTTTAGAAGCGGTAAATGTTTTCGATATCACACCGTTCACAACGGCCATGTTCCCATTAATGAACAATGTTCCACTGCTCATCGTCCCTGATAGCCCGGACACGGTACTCCAGACACAACCGGAAGATACAAAATTGGTAATGATCAGATTATCACGAGTAACAGGATTAATCACAGAGTTGAGAGCTGCAGCGACTACTGTGCCGACTGCTATCTGTGATCCGTCAAAGGCCTGAATTGCTTGAGCCAAAGCAGTAAAATTAGCATTTATCGGTACAGGATCTCCAGGCTGTCCAACTAGCGGAGTATTAGGATACGGTAATGAAAGGGCCATAGTATCTCTTTCTTTTATCTATCTGTATTATGCTGTCTTATCGAGTAAGTTTCAACCATCCTTAATTAGCAGTCTCTTGCTGGATATAATATCTGAAGTTATAGATCTCTGGAGAACCACCGCTTGAATAAATATCATGAACTCTTAAATATATATTGGTTGCGTCGGCCGATTGCACGCATTGCAGTACTGGTAACCCAACTCTATTCATATATACAGGCATGGGGACGAATTGACCATTCATGGGAGAAAAATTGGCGTCATTGGGAAGTTGTACATAGGCAGATACGATTGGTATTGTGAGCAACCCATGTGGTATGGTCAAAAATGTGTTCACATTACCGTCGTAAGATAAAGTTGCCGTATCGGACAACGCAATTTTAAATATATCCTGATTGCTGTTAAAGATGAGTTGATCAGCAGTAGCCTTTGTAACATCAATGCCAGGTTTGCTAACAAATAATCCCCATTGATCGAGCACACTCTGATAGCCATTCAATATGCGATTCGTCGTACCATCATTGATAATCGTAGCTAAATTTGTTTGTTGAATATGCCCCGTTTGGGTATCCTGAATCTTATTAATTTCTTCTATAATATTTGAAATGTCTTGAGCATTTAGCTCACTCTGAGACATTTTCCCAGTAAGGTCGCTAAAAGGATCTAATCTTCCCATTACGTTGTTACCACGTTAGCGCGCAACTTTTTGAGCTTGTAACTTACTGAGTAGTGCATCGTGCGCCACGGTTGGTTAGCAAGGTTGTTCCCCCACATTGCCTGGTAGTACCGGCCTGTCCCCCCGATGTTTGCCTGCCCGAATTCAGATACGGAGCTGCCCCAAGTAAACGCCCCCCAAACGAATGTTCCCCATATCGGCGAATTAGAAGACAGATTGAATGGCTTGTTAAAACTTAAGGGAGCAAAATCAATTGAGCTACCGAATAAAATATTGTACTTCTCAGTATCCACAAAAAGGTTTAGGAAGCGATACTTCTTAGAGTAGCCAGTCATCGCCATGTCTTTAATGTTCGTCTTCCAATACGAAGTGTAATAACCGATACTGTAGGGCGTTCCAGCTCCTGGAGAGGTTACGGTAGTCGTAAATGTTAGTGTTGTTGCGGTATTGCTTTGTACGATAGCAGTGGCATAGTTCCCGAGATTAGAGCCAATCATAACACGACAATCGACAAATTGATTTGTTGTCCAGGATTTTGTGGAGTCTACGAGTGTCGTAATACTGCCGCCTGTCGAGGTTCCGTTATCACCAGCGATATCAGCAGTACCCTGTAAAAGTTCGTAGATGTTCCCCTGACTTGGATCACCCATCACGATAACGTCGCTTAAACCTGAGAAACGGTAATTAACTGCACATCCCCCAGGGATGTGATCCCACATAGTAAAGCCTTTAACGAGATTGTCGTATACAATCGCCTGATCTGGCACAGTAGATGCCGAACTTGGATAGCCTAGAATGTACTTTTTTTCAGGCTGATTATACACCGCCCATGAAAGTTGGATAAATCCTGGGTTCATCCCGGTCTTAAATGTTGTATTCAAGTCCCCACTAAGAAGTGTTAATGAGTAGTTCTGCAAGGCGTAGATACCAGAGTAGTGCATCATGAACAAGGCGGTGCCAACTCTCTGTAGCGTTCTAAAGGCCGAACATCCCCCCGTACCTGTGGCTTGGCGAAGCTGCAAGTTTCCAATGGTCGTTAAGTTCCCTGCGCCTAACGGATCTCCAGTGAGAATCCATACTGAATCATCTTTTGTAATCACTAAGTTATCTAAAAGTTCATCAATCCCCGTTATGTTCTGGCCGTCGTTGGTATTGATCTGAATATAATTGTTGGCCGGAAAAGATGTTGGGTTTCCGGCATCAGAGAAGTACAGGATTGATGAATTAGCATTTGCGCAGAACGTTCGGTTCTTGTGAATCTTTACAAACTGAGGAGTAATGGCGGCATTAGCTACGCTATAGTTCGTACCGTTATAAGCAATTAAAGGATCGGTACCGTTGCCCCCATAAACCGTGTCCATGAACTCATCAAAATCAAATTGTTTATTAGCTGTAAAAGTGGTTGGTGTTCCCACAACTGTCGTAGAGCCACCGGCATTGTTATAGGTATACAAATTTGTGTTCGATGCATACAGCAACTTCTTTGTCCCCGTCGATTGATAATACGAATATATACCTCCGATAAACGAAGACAGCTTTGTGGTAAGAAGTTTCGTATATCCTTTGCGTGAACCTACAGCCTTGATTGAATCATAAACCGTATTCAACGTATCCGGGGAGTCAACTTCGTTAAGTGCCGTCGGATCATCAGTTGTGTTAAGCGTACCAAAATATGGTACGTCGTCCTCAAGCTTACGCCGGGGGGCGTTGAGCTGTGGCCGGGAAAGATGCGCGGGTATTTGCCTCATATGTTACCTAGATCGGGATAAACGGGTTATCGCCGTAATTAGTGCGAATGACGTGCTTGGGGTTCTGCTGTTGACGTTGCCGGGCAAGACTGCGCATCCGAGTGATCTTACGATTGTACTTACGCTCTAGGGCGCTGGTGTCGTCCTCGTCATTGATGTAACAGTCAATGGCCGCCTGGATAGCTAGAAGATCTGCCCACATGCGCGGAACTATTGTGGCATCGGCGTCACTCACCATGTCTTGAGCGATCGGTGCATACCAATATTGTACGACTACGCCCGGATCGGTCTGGAGCGGGTTGAACCCTACAAAGTTACCTAAAATGTAGGCCTGCGTCATGGTACCGAACGCCCCAACGTTGGAAAACGGTACAATGTTTTCGCCATAACTGTTCTTTTCCCGAAACGTAAAAAACGGGATACGTTGGCCAGTGGCTGCATACTCTATCCGCACCATCTTGTAAAAGTCGGCCGCTAGTGCAAACCGCTCATTGGTGCCATCCATCTGGATTGCGGTTGGGGTACCACTGATAAAGTAGTCTTCGTCTACTTGGACAATCTCGGTAATGATATCCTGCTGAGCTTCGTTGATTGAGGCGTTAATGTTGGAATCACTAAAGTTGGCCTGGAGTGGTTCGTCAATATAGAAGCGCGTCCGGGAGCGCAGATAGCCGAGATTTGGGGTTAGCAGAACAGACATTATTTATGGTTCTTTCTGATGTCGTCCTGGACTTTGAAATGTCTGATAGCATAGCGTAGGTTTTCGTCCTGGTGCTTCTTGTGTTTCTCAGTCTTAACACGTTCAGCCTCTAGCATCTGGTCATCAAGCCAGTTGGGATTGCTCTTTGATTTCTGTGCAATTATCTTAGCACGTTGAACCATTGCCATAACATCGTTAACATCCTGCTCACCCGGTGGACGGTAGCTACCTTTCGGGGTACGTATCCACCACAGAATCTGGGGTTGTATCTCAGATCCACTAGCGTTGTCTAGTATAATGATTGTCCGGGGAATCTGTTTAACTTGGCATAGCGCCCATAATTTGGTCTGGTGATCGTAAAAAAGCTGTATGTCCTTCACGCCTAAACGGCGGATCTGAGCAGTCACGTACTGAGCTTTCGCGTTATCTGGGAGCATACCCCTATTCTAGCACTAAATACTTGGCTAACGTCAGCTAGCAACGTCTACAATTTTACCGATAATATCTTCTTTGTTAACCATAAGATATGCTTCGTCATTCACCTTCACATCGATCACAGCGTAGGGCTTATATAGGATCTCGTCATCCAACTCATATTTGACGTTACTTCCTACGTTGATAACCGTGGCGATGTTAAGTTGTTCTTGGGCAGTTTCAGGGATGTACAGTAGCCCACTCTTGCTCTTGCCCTTGTTAGCTTGCTCTTTTTTCTTGATGAACGCGTAGTCTTCGGCTGGTTGGATTGTTTGCATTGGATTAGTATACCGTTATGTGGTAGAAGAAGCTAGTTTGGTATTTTTGTGTTTGAGGTAGTGAAGCCGACGTTTGTAATCTCGACAAGCTCGACATCGACGCTTACCAGTGGTGGGGTTCACGTAGATGTTATTGGGCGTAAGCGGATGTCCCTCAACACAACAGTTTTTTCTCCTATCCACCACTCCCCTCCAAACATTTTCTCCGGTTGTTACCGCCTCTAAATGACGAGGATTTACGCAACTATGGTGACGACACAGATGATCTATCACTAATTTACCGGGTATTTTTCCATGAACAAGTTCATAGGAAAAACGATGAGCGTACACACTTTTACCGTTAACACTAAGTATTCCATAGTCACCCGAAGTTTTAGAGCCTTTCCATATCCAACATCCATCTGTTTTTTCAACTTTATTCCAAAAAAATTCTAGATAATAACTGTCATCATGTTTTCTGAGATCATTGCGTAGACATCCGCATGATCTACTCTTCCCTTGTCTTAATCCCGCTGCCCCTACAATTTTTTCAGTACCACACTGACATTTACATAGCCATAGATACATCGTTTTTTGTCTTTCGACAAATTTAATCACAGTCCATCTCTCGTACTTTTCTCCTGGAAGTATACGATTATATGCCATTTGAAACCCCTTGAAACTCCACGGTTAACGTATAGTCAATATACCAAACAACCCAAATTAATACAACCCCTGCATTATAACAGGGGTTGTATGATGTTTGACTAGACAAGACTAAAATGTGTTAACAATCTTAAATCCCGAATTAGGTTTTTCATCGTAGACCTGGAAGTCATAGAACAGCGAGAACTCATACGCATCCGTGTTGTTGGCTGCCAACAACGGGTGCAGTACAGAATCACCGTTCATGATCCATTCGATGTCAGATTGCTGGTACAAGTGGAAACTCTTAGTATCCAGACCAAACATCTTAGCAGGCGGAGCCAAGCGAGACGGCAACACCATCGCACCGCTAAAGCTCAAACCTTCGCCAAGCTGGGTACGCAAGTCTTTGGAGACCTTAATACCACCAGCAAATTCGGGAGCATTAATGCCCTCAACCGGATAGCGCTTGTTCGAGGTGAGCAAGTTCGAGTACACCCGACGAGATGCGTAGTCTGTCGTGATGACGTCGATTATGCCACCACCGATCTGACGAGCAGCGTCAAAGGCGCGTTGCATCAGGTTCTCAGTTGTGGTGCCTGCCGCGTTAAAGCGGTTGCCATACAGAATCGGATAGGTCACACGGCTTACACCGAAATAGTTAGCGATACTGGAATAATCCGTACCGTCGTCTAGCATGAAGTCCAAGCCGACCGCTTCTTTAGTCGTCACCTGTGCGGTGTTGTTCCCAGCACGCGACACACCGGCACCAGAAGTAATAGTCTGAGCGGTAGTCACGGTAACCGTGTTAGTGGTGTTGTTCACAGCAGTAATTAACGTGCCAGTTTGGCCATTGGTCAAACCTGCATCATTCACCGTCTGGTTGCTTGCACCATTCCAGAACTCAACGTACATATTCGGAGCAAGATATTGAGTACTGTTTACCACAACACTCGTGCTTGCCACTACGTTACCGTTGACAGTCGTACGCTGACCCTGAAGGCCATACAACTGGAAACATACTTCGGTAGCCATATCAGTAAGGTCAAATTTAATTTCCTCACTAAGAGCATTCTCAAAGGCTGCTTGGTCATCGTAAGAACTACGAATAACACGACCGGTGATGCTCCCAACCAAGTAAGTACTAGACATGTTAATCTGCGCACGCTGCAAGGACTGGCGACCGCTAGCTGGCAACGAGTCGCCATCATTACGGGAACCGATACCCTGGTTACGACCAACACGGAAGGGGCGCACTAAGTGCTGACCTTCGGCTAGTTGTACCTTTTCAGAGTCGAGCAAAGCCCACAACGCACATTCGTTGTTAAACTCATCCTCGATCTCACCAGGATAAACTTCCTTAAGCATCGCAGATACACTCGAAAGATTAGCTTGAAAAGCCATGATTGTATCTCCAATAAATTAATAGTTTAACTAGATCTTCGATCTAAAGGGATACTACTTAGTTTCCAAACACCCTCTGGGCAGCCGCGTGGATACGCTCTTTACGAGTAAGGAGCTTTTCGTCAGCGGGTTTCTTCGCCCCACCTGGGCCTGGTTTTTCAGCAGTACTATCGCTACCTTTACGATATTCAGCAATAGCTTTCTTTCGTTCCGATTCTAGGATAGATTCGTGGTTGATGGCTCTATACATTGCCCGCCAACCTTCCTTAGAAGCAGGAACCGGTAATCCATTCTTTTTCGAATAGTCATAAATGGCTTTATCGTCAAAGGGAATATCGTTCTTAGCATATTCAGATTTCAGGTCTTGTACATCGCTACGAACTTGTAATTCGCTCTCGCTGACAAAACCTTTCTTCTTTACATAAGAATCAAGGAGCTTCTCGGTATCTGGGTCAATATCATCATCTGAAGGAGGATCATCTTTAGGTGTTTTCAGCGCCTCAAGTTCTTCCTCAGCTTTTAAAGCACGCTCTTCGGCCTGCTTCTTGGCTTCATTGACCTCATGAAACCTATCGTAAGGTACATTCTTGTCTTTCCCGTTCTCTGGGTTGATATCGACTTCACTGCCGGGAGATTTGGGTTCGACTGGTTGATCTTTTGGATCAATTGGTGCATCCGCACTTGGTTCCGTTGGCGGGACGGAAGGTTCGCCGGTTTCGTCATTTGCCATGAGTACTTCCTATTTCCAAAGCGTGTGCTTTGTACTTAACATTTTTTATAGAAGTTAAGTCTTCTCTATTGATATATATACACTACTAACCAGAGGTAGTAAACTATCGATTTTTTGTCATCGGGATACTAGTCGGGGAAACGACACCGCCGCTACGCTTGTAGTCAGACTTGCCATTGCCACCGGACGCTTTGCTGCGCTGGTATTCGCTTTTGCTGACCGGGCCAGTAGCGCCAGGGGTTGCCCGGTAGGTGGGAGTCAAAGTAGTGCCTTTGCGCGGGGGGAGTTTTGAGTTTGCCATATAATCTCTCTTTCTAATATGCTCCGTAGAGCTTAGATTTATCAAAACCACAAACAGGACAGGTGCCATCCTTATTGAGTTCACTACTGTCCTTACCGTGATTAACACAGTTTTGACAGTCACCTCCAAAGGAATCTACTTTATCAGCATCTTCGTCGATGGCGACATTTACAGTAGATGCTTTCGTTTCAGTATGAAGTACATTCTGATTCGCAGTCTCTTTAACCTTTTGTTCATCTGCAACTTCACTCATTTTATTCCTTTTTACCTTATTCTTGCTTCCTTTAGGACGGCTCATTTCTTCCCCCTCAATTTAACACTTCTTGGGGGTTTCCGCAAAATGTCCTGAGAAGCCGGTTTACTCCCTGGCATGGTAGCCATAGGCTTGGTGTTAACCGCTGGAGCCACCTTATCCTGTGCTTGTTGTAGGTTCTGAGGAAGTTGACCAGGTTGCGGCGGGTGCACTCGTGGCTGGTTCGGCATACCTACCTGATCATTCGGAACAAGCCCGGGGGCGCTCACAATGTCTTTCATAGCCTGTAAATGATCCTTAATATGCTGAGCAAAAAGATTCTGCACGACAAGTGGTTGTTTAGCAAAATTCGGGTGGTCAACAACTTGAGAATGTGTCTCGATATGCACCTGGTGATTATCTCCGAGTCCTACCTGCACCTGACGCATACCAAGCATTTCAATGTCCTCATTTTGCGCTTGCATCTCGGCTTGGGCTGGATCTTGAATGTACAGACCACCACGAAGTTGTACCTGGGCAGCATCAGACTGGACGCCCATCGGGCCGAAAAACTGCACCCGTTCTATTGGCGTTAACTCGTTAAGATTAGTCGGACGAATCATCGTTGTAATAGAACGTTTAATTGGCTCCATCTGCATAGCCTGGGCTATCTTTTGAAGTTGGATTGAGAAATCAATATGAGCAGCGCGGTGATCCATGATGTGCTGCTGAATCTCAGGGGACAGCTTTTTGAACTTCTCGCCCTTTACGAATTTGTCTATCGTCTGGATATGTACTGAATGGTTCTCAGCAATGAGTGGTGTAAGACCGTTTTTCGGGTCTGCCGGGTCTTTCCCTTGGATCATTGCCCGAATCTCATCTAATTGACGAGAGATGTCCTGTTCGTCGTCCCCGATAAGGTTATCGAGATCGGGCATTTGGATAAGTTTTAAGAGTACATTTGGATCAGTGATGACTTTCTCTTTCCAGAGATTCATGTACATCTGTTGCTTCTGAGGAATTGAGTAAGGCATCGCTGTACCAGTAGAAACAAGTACATCATCACTTGTAGAGATATCGTCAGGCCTAATCTCTTCAGAATTATATTCACCAAACTCATCGGCAGTAACAGAAGGCACGATACGAGTTCCCTTGTAGTTGACTTTAGCGGTTTTAAACATCAACTTGAAGCTACGACGCAGGAAGTCATCGTAGTTATCTCTGTAAATTGTAAGGTTGTTTTGGTCGCCAACACTTAACTCGTCAACTAAATCACCAGAAGCCTGAGCGAACGGAGCTTTACCGTTAAACCCGGCGTGCATACCACCAATGTCCTGCATAAAGTTCACATACATATTCGGGAGTTGCATAAGGTAACTCGGAAGGTTCCCAGGACTAACTGGCTCGGGAATGCCGCCAGGTGTTACGTCATACTCAAGAAGCTGGCCGGTAGAGTCGTCGATAACATTTAGGTTGGAACCACGCGGAACGCGCCAGTTCAGTTTCCCCATAATACGGGCGCTCTCCTGCAGTTGAGAAACAATCTGATTCAATGCGCGGTTTGGCTCACGAATATCATGAATAACTCCCTTGGAGTCCATGATAAACGGTGCCGGTTCAGTCTGAAAGTACTCAAACGGAAACTCATCCATCGGCCAGAGCTGGTGACGGAGCAGAACTCCGTGTTCAGTTCGGGTCGTCATCCATACTTCCCACTTATTCTTTTCTTTATTGAACACTTTTTGGTATAACTCAATGGCTAAAACAGTGTCCATTCCTTGTTTTTGTCCGGTTCCAAAAAACTGCGCTCCCGCAAGATTCTGACGAATTTGGAATTGTTTTAAGTATGAGGCGGCTAATCGTTGATCCGGTGACACCTTATCACGGTTACTGTAGTTCTCGTTATTTTCAATCTCAGCGACTGTCCTAACTACAGCATGCGCCATATAGCGTTGTTTGTTCTTGGAACGGGCCAACGGGTCAGGGTATACCTCAAATGGGTCGGTGCGCTCAAATGTCACCTCACCATATAAGTGATCCTGGGTATCTCCATTGTTCAGCGTGAACGGTTTTGTTGGATAAATAGCATCGTTATCCCAGGCAATCTTGGCCCAGCCAACGCCATATTTACAGCCATCAAGAGTAATAAGCTTACATTCCTCATTCATCCGTAGGACGTCGTACCAATAATCAGCCTGGTGCTTTTCTTTGCGAGCACGCAAATAGGCGTCATCTGCCTGGTCTCCGGGACGAATCCCTACTGTTGGATGCTCAGCATTTAGAAAGTTGTTAATACCGCGTACTTGTTGTTTACAAATATTAATCGTCACTTTGTCACGATACTTGTCGAGCGAATCGGTTTCCACGCGTCGAGCACCGATGTTGTAGCGAAGATATTGGTTATTGTTGTAGAACTGATCATTCACAAACCACTCGAACTCACGCCGACGCCGGGATTCATAGAGGTATTTCCAGACACGCCCGGTATCCTCAATAATTGTCGCCTCCGCAGCCTCTTTTGCCTTATCCTCGGGGGATTGGTTACGGAACTTGTCGAATAAATTAGGCATTATTTCTTATCCTCAACTACACCCATTGTACCCATAATAGCCTGATATGCTTCTTCGGGATCCATTTCAAGCAAGTTAGTGCCGTCTGACTTATCAATCTCAACCTTTCGGTTGTCTTGAATTGGTACACCGTTTCGGGTAGGCGAGAGAACTGGTTTTTTAGTCTTCTGCCCTTGAATAGCATCAAGATAAGCCTGCGTACTATCCTTAATGAGCAAAATATTTGTCTTACGAGATTCACTATACTGCAAGACTAAAAAAACAAGACACGCGATCAACACGACAGCTATAATAGTTCCAACTATTAAAATAGCCTCGATCATCCTAGCGGCACCTGTTTACCGTACTGCTCTTTGAATCTAAGCACTGTCTCAGTACTTACATGACCATAAGAATCCAAGTCAGCAATAATCGCCTGGATATCATTTTGGGGGAACGTCACCGTATCATAGGTAGGATCATTATGAAGATCAGTTAGCCAATGTTGCACTTCTTTAATTATATGTACACCGTCATTTGTCGGAATAAGTTGTAGAAACCGCAATATGTGCTCACGGTCAACATAACCGACCTGCTTCACGTCAACGTTTAGTTTTTGTAGTTCTTCAGGCACAATTTTAGATTGAAAGTCTGCTTGTGGATTCATATTCTAAACTATAGTCCAGTCTGATGCCCGACGCTAGTTCCGGAGGAACGCCATTGGCTACTATTTGAATGAGAGATACCCCCTGAGTGCGATATACCACTTGTAGAGTGTCTGAGGCTCGTATTGCCGTATCTTTGGGCCATGAGGTCATCTACAGTCAAGCCCATGCTCTGAGCGCGTCTGGCAAGCTCTATGGGATTCTGGAAGACCCACGGAGCTATTGAGGTCATATGTTGGGGGGATTGAGGACGAGAAGCTATTAGGTATCTCAAGACATCGGTCGTGTGATCATTCTTCTTACGCGGGCGTTCCTTAATATCGTCGGCCTCAGAGTTCGTACTCACTCCAAACGCTTGCTTCCACTTATACTGCTGTATCTCCTCTATAGTTTCGGTACAACTGGAGAAAATATACAGATGAGGAGCACCACGTACTGGTTCGCCGTCTTCCTGTTTAAATGGGTGGTAGTGTTCCGGATCTATCTTGAGGTATTCTTTTACGCGGTTTATACCAGCAATAACGTCATTCTGAGCCCCTATAGTAGCAATTCCGCTATCCAGGTACTCATCAGCCACTGAAAAACTTACGCCGTTCTTAGATACCTTATTCTTAGCGTGGGTAGAGGGATCGATAACAGTATATGAATAGTGATCGTCGAGTATCTGGCCTTCAATACGAACCTTGCTCATTTTGTTAATCATTTGAGCATGATTTGAAACGATATCATTATATTTTTTGTACTCTTGGTACACGTAACAGTTCCCATTGTAATCAATAGCCATCCATAAGCATGCGGTGGCGTGCTCACCAGACTGTCCGTGGTCTATACCACGTATCTTTTCCCAACCACTCGGGACCGTGAAAGGCTGAATAACGTGTAGATCTTGGCTGAATTCGTCGAAGATTTGGCCGGAAAAGGTATCGAAAGAACCCTCTACAAATCGTTTTACCCAGGAATCTGGTTGACTCATTAATCCACGGATGTAACTTTCAGGTAAATTCTTTCTATTCTCTAGGGTGCTAGCCACAATCATCTCGTAATCGCTAGCATCGGGGAGAATTTTTCCGTCTCTCCTTTTTTTCTTAATAAATCTACGCCATATCCAATCATGCCCAGCTGGATTCCCCGTTAAAAACCCTTCTCGGCGATCTACTGTTGGACGTCGAATACGTCCCAGCAAAAAGTCAAACGCATCTTCACTTACTTCCTCGGCCTGATCTATCCAAAAACCACTCAAGTTCATGTTAGTTAGGGACTGCATATCATCAAGGTGTCTGAAAATAACTTCACTCCAGCGCACACCATCTTTATAAAATGCAAAAGATTTTCGACCTGGAGAATACTTCCCCATACTACGAAATAACTCCATAAAATCGCGGAGAGTAGAATCTTCGAGATCAGTGGCATGTCGTCTACCAATAAGAAAAAAAGCATCCTTTTGTTGGCAGTGCTGATGCGCTTTAATACATCCACTCATGGTTTTCCCATTGCCAAATCCACCAAAATATGCTGAAAAAGGTTTTTCAGAGAAAATGAACCGTTCTTGCTTGTCAAACAATGTAATCTTATATTCCATAATTGCCTGTTAACCATCCCCACGTTTTACCTGTATGTATCAATGAAATGGCAGCCATGGTCACATTATACTGTCTTGAGATCTGCCTTAATGTCTTTTTGCCCTTGTAATTCCAAATACTAATGACCTGATCCTCAGTTAATTTAGAAGCACCATTATCGGAACCTTTTAGATGCTCTCTACCTAAAATCGTGTAACTATGCTGCATATTTTCAGCATTTGTCATCCACTCTAAATTATTGAGACAATTGTTAGTCTTAACCCCATCCTTGTGGTTCACTTGTGGCTTACCTAACGGGTTAGGAATAAAAATCTCAGCAACAATACAATGTACTGGACGCGTTCTACGTATTCTATCTTTTATTAAAACAACTTGTACATACCCTTTGGTATCGCAATTTCCCTTCAGTCGTTTTCGCTCTCTAACGTGAGGGTATCGTAAACTCCAAACTCTACCTATAGTGTCAATCTCATACAGCCCCTCGTACCCCGGAACCGCCTTTGTTATAATCTGTTCTGTGCCCATGGAAACTCATCCTTTCTGTGGGTGCTTTTTTACTACTCTACAACTTCACCTTCGGCTTGATCCGAAGAATCGCCTTCGGCTGAAGAATGATCCTGCGGCTCCGGTTCACTATCCGGAGTCCCACCATCTACTTCTGATGATCCTATGGGTACAGATGATCCCGCCTTTACCTCTTCACCAAGCTTATTATTCGGATTGTCGTTATGCGCCTGCACAAAGTCGTTCAATACTTTTACCGCATTCACAACTTGTTCATGAAAAGCACGGACTGCCTGCACTTGAGCAGCTGCCTGGTCTAACACTTGTAAAGCCTCTTGAGGGGTCATATCTCTCCTTAACCTTAAATCTCTTCCTTAATATTTATCAGCTGCCATTGTTGGCGCACTGCTGTACGTTACCACAACTGCTTGGTTTGGCTCTAGATGTACTACAGATGGGCTTGCGCTGGCAAGCGTTGTAGAACCTTTAACGATTGAACTAACTGTCCCTCCATTAATGAAAACATCTTCTGGTGAATTGCCGGCGGTATAGGTAAACGGCGAAGCCGTCACACTGATAGAAGCCTGCCCGATTGGGTTATATCCAGCATTGCCACGAACTTCAAGTGTTGATATTGCTCCGGTATTGAATTGTGCTGTCTTATTTCCATATAAATCGTTATGCAGTATACGAATATTGTTGTTATTCGTAGTTCCCGCAATACCGATTCCATAACGTTGATTGGCTGTTCCCCACGTAGTCGTTGCACCACTTACTGTTGTAGAGGCATTAGCAGCTACTGTAACTTGTGTAAGCGATTGCCAGGAAAGGATAGTCGTTACCAGATTTCCACCCGCTGAACCGGCACCATTGACTGTTATAGTGTTACCTACCATTGAGGCATTGAATCCAGCGGTTGCGGAAGTGAGGATTGCCGTTCCGGTTGTAATCGTTCCATCAGTCACTGTGTGGACGTTATCATCGTAACAACTGGCTCCTTGTATAAGAGCATGCGACATTATGCCTGGACCACTAGAGCCTATACGAATCCCATCATTTGCTCCGCTAGCTCCCGTACTATTGTTGTAATAGGCACCGCCAATAATTTTCAGATCTTTAAACGGAATCTGTACATTATCACTATATGCAAGTACCCCATGAGTACCATTTGTAGATGCTTTACAGTCTATCATTGATACCTTAGAGACATCCTGAACGACAAATCCAGCCACAGAATTTCCAGTCGCCACACAACCTTGCAAATGAATGTTATAACCAAGTGTCACATGATGTGCTATTTGGTCATCAACAATAACAAAACCACTACTATTTGTCTGATCAAATGCGTAACAGTTAGTAAGATATACATTATTTGGCATAAAAACACCGTTTGGAATAGCAATATCTCCAGTATTCACCAAAAACCCGCTTCTTGTAGTATTTGCCCAGGCCCAACAATTGTTAAATGATACCCTACTAACACCGGAATCTAGAAATCCGGTTCCATTGTTATAACTCAAACAATTCGCGAATGTCATATATTCACTATTCGTTATTCCGTTCTGAGCTTCGCACATGAATCCAACATTACCAGTATTAACAGCTACACAGTTAGAAACAACCCACGACTCAACCGCGTATTTTGCGGTACCGATACCAATGCCGTTGCTACCGACAGTTCCCCCAACCGCGAACGATGTGCCGCAGGTGTCTACTACACAGCGATCAATAATCGTGTCGACCAAAAAGTCTACACCTATACCGGTCGCTAGCGTGCCATATACGTAGAGACCATGTAGTTTGAGCCGTTTGGAATACTGTAGATAAATTCCTTTATACGCAGGAGAGTAACTGCTGGTATTCGTAACCCCCGTACCATCAATCTTCAAATCACAAATCTCAATATCAGTTGTGGGGCTGTTCAAAGAAGCTAAGTTCTGCATAATGCTGAAATTGGTACCATTTCCAGCTAGGACGGTTGCCGTGCCTTCGCCTTGAATACACACATTGCTCAGCGGCACTATCGGTGCCTGAATCTTATAGGTTCCAGCATGGATAAATACCTTTCCGCCGGTAATAGCTGCTGCCGTAATAGCAGCATTAATCGGCACCTGGTCATTCGTACCGGTAGCAATATAATCAGCTTTATACCCTGAACTTAGAGTAGCCACCACAAAAGTCGCTGGCGAATAAGAAAATCCTAGAGCACTACCACTCTGCGTAACAGAACCGGAAAAAACAACATTACTTTTAAAGGTTATCGAATCATAGGTGTGGTTGTGGGGAATGGCTGGATAGGTATCATCAGTTGTTGGGAAAAAATCTTCAAAAGTGATTGTAGCCATCGGTATTATTCCTCAGTACCGCATACAAGAATCCGGCATTCACCGGTTGCTAAAGCTGTACCTAGATTTATGTTAAGTACATTGTTAGCGGTCGCCGAAAGTATACCATTACCGATATCGACCCATCCGGATGTAAAACCTCCCTGATTCGTTGTAACGGCGGTAGTCGGAACAAATTCTGAGAAACCAACCGGCATAGCCGTTGTACTATCCCTAAAAATAACCTCTTCCACCGCTCCGGCGGCAAGAGAAACATTTGCAGTTAGGGTTATCATAAAACGCATTAACCGAAACTTCTTGCCAGATGTCGGAGTCCATACGGCAGTATCACCTGACGCGGTAGCGGTTGCCGTCTTAACAATAACTGGCGTGCGTATCCGGTCATAGGTAGAACCGTTATATACAACTTGGGATGTTGCAGCTGTACTTCCGGAGGCCCCTCCATCTCCTTGTGCGGAACTGACTGTCCAACCAGTTAAATTTCCTGATCCGTTCTGTAACCCTATAAAAAAGGCATTCGCTGGAATAGCTGAACCTGTGGCCGAGTTAGAGCCAACTGTCCACGTACCTGTCTGCGAAGCTGCAACACCACTTGATTGCGGTGGGTTTGCGCGAAGAGTCACAGTGCCGCTTACAGTGCCGGAGGTTAAAGCTGAAATAGCTATTTGGAAAAAATTGCCTTTTATCGGTGAAGTGTAAATAACACTAACTGTCGTACCAAGCGCCCCTGAAAAGCCAGCCGTACCGGATGCGAAGTTGGATGACGACACATATGTTCCACCACTTGTTGCAGAGAATTGGCCAGTATTAGCGAGCCCGGTGCCTACAGAAGTATAGACCACCTCTACAGTACCGTAACCTCGTACATCCGTGTTAGCTAACAATGTCTGCGCACCTGCGATAGAGGTCGTAAAAGATATAGTTTTGGTGGCATTTGCTATAACAGCTCCGTTAAATCCTGTATCGCTAGCTAAAACATCTGCTACATTAGTACCATTCGTTATCTTTGTCTGTTGGTTTCCATTTGTTTGGTTAGCCGCCGTGGAACCGAGCCCCGTATTAGTAACAATTGTGGCAAGATTACCGCCAGATTCTTTAGCTATAGTTGCTGTAGAATCTTGTCTGACATATCCACCCGCATTAGACACGACTAATGGGGCAACATCCGTAGTAATAGTAGCTAAATTTCCCCCAGATTCTAATGCCAGACCATTCGTTCCGCCCTTTAATTGGACAAATGCACCACTTGTTGCATCACCAGGCCACCGGGCGTAATCAGCGGTTCCAGTTCTATATAATTCTGGATGCACAGCCAATATGCCGGACGTAACCCCATCGCCAAAGGCAGTCGAATCTTTAATAAGGACAGATGTTCCTGCCCCACTTGAACCGCTTATCGATACGTTATTCGTACTTCCTGGCGTTGTCTGACTAATCGCAACCGTTCCGCCGCCACCGCCACCGCCAGAAACAGTGGTACCGTCAGTGTTAACCACGGCTAATGCCGGTTTGCCATCAGAAGCGGTTACAAACGAAGCGGCAAAGTTGTCGTTTAGCCCATTCGCACTGGGGCCTGGAGTGATTCGCCCAGCCATAGTAAGAACCTAAGCCGACACTCTTACGTAGACGTTCCAGGTGTTAGAGCCGGTATTCACAAATATCAAACTAGCGTTTTTACCCGATCCAATTGCGGCAGTACCAAGAACTGTTGAGCCGGTAGCTCCGGTAATGGTTAGTGTCTGTGCACCACCCAAGTTAGCGAATACTGTCTCAAATGTATCACCAACCGCAACACCAGGAACTGCCGTAGAAAGCTGTGTACCAGTTGGTAATGTTACTGTGCCGGCGCCAGTAGCACCAGTTTGGGTAACAACACCACCAAGAAGCTGTGCGGCTGTTGGTGTGGAGTTCTGGGTTGTACCAAGTGAGGCAATGGTAGAACTAGTAAGCGTCGCACTGACGCTACCCCGTCCAAGTGATACGAGACCAGTACTTGCTCCCCCGACAACAACCGTACCACTACCCTTTGCATCAACGGTCAGATTTTCGTTCGTCCCCGAAGAAATAACCGATACAGCCACACCACCAGCAGCAGCAGCACTCTTTACATTCAGCCCTGTTGCTGACGAAGCAGTCGAGTCATCTACGTTAAATGCTGGATTAGTGGCTCCGTTCAATCCCACTGCAAATGCCTGCGCGTTGGAGCTCTTTACGGTTAATACTGCTGTTGCTAGCGAAGAAGTCGAACCGACTTGCATACCAGCGTTACCCGTACCGCTCGAAATAACGACAAGTCCCGTACCTTTCGGTCGAATAGTCAGGTTTTCGTTCGATCCCGAACTAAGGGCACTCACTACGACACCGTTTCCGGCGGCGGCCCCTGCAATATTAACACCGGTCGCTTGACTCGTTACCGATCCATCAACATTAAATGTCGGATTTGTTGCCCCGTTGGGGCCTACAGTAAAGGCATTGGCGCTTGTACTAGTAATTGTTGAGTTCAGAACGCTGTTAATGGATGTCCCATCCGGATTGCACATCGCGAGCGCTATTGTACCATCGTTCAATACCCTATGAGAGGCAAGTTCAATCTCACTTACGTTTCCTGTTCCGCCGTTTACTGATGTTACCGCCATTGTATCCTCCTAAAAAACTATCTTACAAAAAGTCTCTACTCATATAATAGGAGTCTGTGGGCTATAATAAAAGCAGAATCTTAAATAAACTAGATCTGCGATCTTAAATAAGGAAAAAATATGGAACAAATGCACGCTACATACCAAGCACTAAAAACAACCACAGAACACCTATACACTGAGATCCATACCAAAGAGCAAGAAGAGGCCGTCTCCAGAGTCAAACTGGCTTTAGAAACGGCCATCCACGCCCTAGAAGACGAACTAGGTATCACGAAGGCCCAGAAAGAGGCTCTGGAACGTAAAACAGCCGAAGACAAACCAACTCCTACCGCCCAAACCGGCGCTCCCTCAGTTATTACTAAATCTCCCGGCGACATAGCAGCTGCGGTTACTGATGCGGCTAATAGAACAAGTGCTTCCTAATGGAAAATGCTCACATAGTCTATCAACTGATCCAAAAGATTAAATCAGACTACGCAAAGAGTTTGCCAGGTTCCATACAAACACAACTTGTCACTATTACTAACACGCTGGAGGATCATCTCGGCATCACTACCGCCAACACAGCCAATGCTACCCGCAAAGCCAAAGAACAGTCAGCTATAAAACCTTTCAAACAACTGTATAATTATTTCGTAACGTAAACGTAGAGATCCGTAGGATGATCCTAGGATCAAAGGAGAGTCAATATGAATATGGACAAACTAGAACAAGACCTTACAGATGCTCTTGCCCAAGTCGTCAGTGACGAGGCGGTCCTTGCGGCTGCTGTTGAAGCAGTTAAAGGTGTAGTGCCCCCACAACCGGCAGAAGATCCGGGATGGGCTGCGATAAAAGCAGCACTTGAGGCGAATGGTTGGAGCGAATCAGTAGTCACTCCGGCAGAACCAACCGTATAAGCGCTGTTGTTTCCTCACATTAAGGCTTCCTTGCGAGAGGAGCCTTTTTGTTTTTGCGTGTCCACAAAAGAGACTGAGCCACACACTGCGTTGCAAACTCAAGTTTCGCTGCATCTGTCTCTGGTGTATGAAGCGGGTCAAGCAGCGTATGTACCATTTCGTGTACTACATGAAGTTCAAGCTGGCTATCAGACACCGTACTCACGTTTGGTAAATACCAGTTAAAGGTGACTCTCCGGTACGGCCATAAAGCGTTCGTAATCGCTAAAAAGGTAGGGTTTTCCTCGTCTACGTCCCGCAGGAAACGCTGATCTATATCCCAGAGATTCAATTGTAGCTCATAGAACCAGGCATTAAAGACTGTTTCAATGCGTTTCTTCTGTTCGGCGTATTCTTTGTCAGTCATATTTACTCGTAAAAGAGTTTAAACTTCACTGACTTGTAGGGTCGATCGAACTCTAACACCTTACTCTCCTTTTAATGGCTTAGAATTATTATTCCGGCACTCCGGCGAACAGTATTTGTTTAATTTCAAGTGTGTACTAAATAACTTTTCATCCCAAATGCACTTTCGTTCGTAAAGCTCCTTGCTAAAGTTATACCAATTCACCAAACCGCGCTTCGCAGCATCGTCAATGAAAAGTTGGTCTGTAGCAGTGACCGTATCAACCGTATCATTGGATTCGTATAAACCCGTGTTTTCGGCATCCCCTACAGAGGTGGGTGATACGGTAAATCCTTGCTTTTTGATACGGTTAAATTTCAACTTGCAGGCATCAGAACAGAATTTTGCTCTCTGGGATCTCTCTGTTAATTTCTTTCCGCAATTTAGACACTTTACCGTATCATCGACCGTATCATTTTTTACCGTATCAGTCATAATTTCCTTTCTTTATGATACGGATTATATAGGTGATACGGATCAATGTCAAGATACGGTAGTGTATATTCTAGGCTCCTGAATTTTTAAGGGGAAGGCTGTTCATTATGGACGATTACCTCTGTTAGATAACGAAAATCTGAGGGGTTTATGTTGGTGGTGACACCCACGCGCACCCGAAAGAAACCCTACCCGATAAGGTTTTGACGCACCGCTCCACCGCAAAGGGGTTATACCGTTTCAATCGCCATCGCCAATCGTCTGCTGTGTGTACCTACATAACAGATGAGCATGCATGGATAGGTGGGGGCACATGGGTTAAGGCCTTTGACACGCTATATATGGTGTGCCATGTGTACCATGCTGATGTGTATGGCTATCACCCCTGTTAACGCTGTCGTAAAATGGGTAATGTGCGACTGTACACATTAGCTCAGTGCGGTCCCCAACGCCACTCAATCTCTTACAAGCGATCCTAGACTATCGTACGTTGCTCACAGAGCGCCTGTAATAGTACGCCGCATCCCTACATTTGCGCCCACAGTACTTGCCAACCCGCTTATTACGGCCTAACGGAATGACATGTTTAGCCTTACCCCTGTTAGCTAGGCACAATCTCCCCCTCAACCGGCGTACTCTCCTTAGCCCGTACAATGACTAATCGTGTGCCTTTCTCATCTGTTGGGGTGAACTCCTGGTTAATGCCGGTAACAGAGGCCAAAAGACTACAGTACTTCGCTATCTTGTCATGAATGATCAGTTTGTACTTCTTATCAGTTTCAGTTTTAAGGTCGTCCATCAAGCCTTCTACCAGACGAAATAACCTCTGTACCTGGAGATTCCTAATAACATTCCTGTCTAATTTCATCTTCCCAATTAACTCATCAGCTAATGGTCTGTATGCATCTATTGTACTTCGATCTACTTTTAACAGATTAGCTAGTGCTGTTGTACTTTGATAACCATTACAAAGTGCATCTACCAACTTACTTATTAATACAGTTCTCTCCGCGTTTACAAGCTGCTTACCTTGTTTTCTCTTGCTAATTGTTATAGTGGAATTCATATTCCTCAGTATAGTTGATAACTACATATCCACTGTGTGTATTCGTATTAACACTTTACGCGGCACCTGAAGAACTAATGTTAATCATACTAATAACTCTCTTGAATCTTGCATTTAGTACATTCATATATCTCATATGCTCCAAACACTTCCGGCGTCTTTTCTTTAAATACCATATTGTGATCGCCGCAATCTGGATGACTACCGTTGTACTCACAGGCCGTGTCTCTTAACTCTTGGGGCAGACTTCTAAAGAATGGCCTACAAGCTTCACCACAATAGCCACAGAAACCCCCAACACCCATATATTGACGGTCTATAGCTTTATTCCAAGCAGCCATCTCTGCATTTGTGGGTAGCACTGTCTTTGACTTAGGTGGCGTATAAAATGCCTGTTCAGGTTGGTTCACTGTACTCTCCAATCAAGCAGACGTTGCACCACATCTGTGGGGGTGTGGCCGTCCCATTCTGGCGCACGATCAACAGTCTTAACACTGTCAAATGTATCCCAATACTTCAATTAGCTCGCCCATGTAACAGCTTTCACGCCCCACATTTGGGCTGTCTGTAATTCTGTAATTGCAACCGAGTACATACGCTTTTGCTCACCATCTTCGGTGTTATTGCGTAAATTATTGAGAGTATCGATAACATCAGCACATTGCTGCTTAATAGTCTGCACATGATCACCAATTTCAGTGCCATTAGAGGGATTAAATGTAAGCCCCACAGCCTTTTGGCCAAAGCTTAATGGTGGGTTGTTGGTTTGTTCGTTTGCGTTGTCCATAGTAACTCCTTGATTATTGTTCACTAAAATACCCTGATTCTTTTACCGCTTCAGCCGTAGCGTAGAGCTTAGCGTTGTACTTCTCGCCTAGGGGGATAACCATTTCATATACCTGACCTGGGGTGCCGTCCTCATGCTCTACGCGCTGGAGAGAATACTTCGTAAGGTTTACACGCTTTACAAACTTAGCTGAAAGCGCACCAGTGCTAGCTGTATTCATACTCTATATTCTATCTGTTAACGCACGGAAAGTCAAGAAAACTCCATACTAAGTATTGACACGCGTTATCCATGCATGTTAGTATGGTATTAGTCACTTGCGACACACCAACCGCATCAAGCGAAACGCTTCGATCAACCGGGGACAGCAAATGGCTACCAAGATTATCAATCTCATGAAAGGCTCTAAATCATGAACCACACTCTTGAAACCGTCACAGATAATGGCGCATACAGATACTGCGTGCATATCCTGGACGAGAACGACAACGAGACAGCTACAAGCTGGTTCACCACCGAAGAAGAAGCCTTAGAATACGCCACCGAACCCGAAACAGATCCAAACATGCTCGGGCGCAATGTATAACTAATTTGTTGGTGTGGCTAGCCGTGAAGCCTTAGACCGCCCTCGTCCATCAAAGCCAACGGCCAACAAGCCTAAATAAGGAATCCCATGAGCTACGAACCCGCACCCACAACCGCAATCATCAAACAACTGTACAACCGCTATGAACAACCATTACTTGAAATCTGTACAGGTGCATTCATAGCAATCCTGTTGGTAGCGTACTTTCTGTAAAGGAACCTATGAAAACTCACACTTTACACCTCATTAAACTATCAGCCATTGCAATCATTGCCGGAACACTCCTTGGTACTAGCATCGGGCTAGTAATAAACAACGCACGTAGCGAGGCTGAGAGCCGCGCAGTCTACAAAGTCTGTAATGAGTCCAGAATCAGCTCTACAATCGACGAGAAAGGCTGTGGTGAGCTTCAGGACGCCCTACATTACGAATTTCTATGTGAGACTAATAATACTAATCCTGCTACGCATTGTTGGGTGGAGAAAAGATGATGAGAGAAACAGCGCAACCCCTCGACCTCACCAAAGAAGAATGGGAAGAGGTGTATAAGGAGCTGTAATCCATGCTCACTAAGATCGAAGATCTTGCTTTAGCTTAAGCCCGTGATACCAATATCCGGACTTTTTTCTTGCAAAATGATAGTAGTTTGCGGTATGTTAAGAGTAAGTATTGTCTACAACAATGCCCACGATAAAACCAAAGTACACGGCCAAATCGTCAGTCGAACTTTTAGCATATAAGAAAAACCCCAAGTGTTACCTCGGGGATGTCTACAACATACCCATTGTACCTTGGGTAGAACGGATAAGTCAAGTGGATTTTCCAAACTACCGGTCTAGAGCTTCAATGGACAATGAACAATGGACAATGAAGAGCAAAGCTTTAGCTTCCAATGAAACAATGAACAATGAATACTGTATGACTACGCCACTTTTGAACGTCAGCGCAGACGAAGTGGATAGGGTCGCGCACTACCTCGTTACCAAACTAAACAACCCCGTAGCTCTTAAATGGTATTGCTACGCCGCGTGGCGGCTGCCTGAGCCGGTGCTGACTCGCCATCTAGAGTATGCGCTTGAGCGTGGACGAAACCCTTCCGCACTATTTACTACCCTCATCAAGAAAGAACTCGGTACCTGATGGCCTACCTGACCTTAATCGACGGGGGATCGAAGACTGTACCTGCGGAAGAGGGTGAGGCTATCTGGCGCATCCTGAATAATCAACAGGAGCCTACTGAGAAGCAAGAGATGCTCTGTACTAACATAAAACATGTGTATCTTAACTGGCGGAACGAATCTACTCCGGATGATTACATTCGGAAACATCTTAGTATCATAGAAAAAATTTGCATCAGTTATTTTATGGTAGACAGAAACGGGAACCCCACTAAACCTGAATATCACGATAAGGTTACCTGGAACTTCGTAAAAAAGTGGAATATTCCCTGGAGATAAAGATTCTATACGGGCACTGTACGAAAAACTTGCAAAGAAAACGGGTGAAGTTGTATTCTAAAAACACGATGGTAACAAAAAATGCTATACTAAGCATACTGATAAGCCTGGGTGCATCCGCACCACAGAACACTTATCTTTTGTTAAATCGTCCAAACGAGTCGTAAGAGTAATCTTGCGGCTTTTTTGGTTATTAAAAACATCTAGCTGGTGTTGTATGATCACCTGTCGAACCGTACATAATAGTTCGGCGTTAAACTAAGACGTATTAAGTAACAGGCACAAATCCGGGTAGCGTTTACCCCCCGCGTCCGGCTCCAGCCTGTTACTTAGCTAAAGCTAGATCACAGGGACCCCAGTCACCACACTGGAGCGGGGGGGTATGGACCACGTTATGACTAAAGGGAATAGCTAAGGAAAATAATGACACAGACTGAATGGCTGGTGTGGTGGTGGAGGTTGGTACGTGAGAATCCAGACGATAAGTACGCATTGCTTAAATATGCAAATTCTAGTCGAGGGCGCAACGAACCTATGCCACGAACTACACTTAAACTAGTGCGTAATGAATTTATTACAGATCATGTTGTACGTAAGAAACATAGAATGGCTGATAAATGTTTTTTTATGTAACAAAGATAAAACTACTAACGAGGTGAACAGTTTTTATGTTCGTCATCACATAATAGCGTTAAGTAAATGGGGTTCTAACAGAAGAATAAATATAGTTACTCTTTGTGAAAGATGTCATGCATACTTTCATCCATGGTTAAAAAAACAAATCCATGCTTGACACAATCCCCCCATGCGTGTTAGTATGGTAACAGTTAAGCATAAGTACACACAAATGCTTAACCGCACATTCACTCCCTCAAACGGAACCAATCAGCACACGAGACATGTACAGACCTACGGGACTTACAATGATCTGACCAGTGACTGATAGGCTCCCCCAAGGAGAACAAAATCCAAGAGACATACGAGCTGTTACGCGTAATATTTTGACACTGCAAAACAAACACGTAGATCAACAGCTAGCCTCTGACAGCTTATATGTCTCTTGGAACAAACAAAAACAATAGCCGAAGGCGATCCTTCGGATCAAAAAGAAAGGATCACCGTGAAGTACATAGAAACCCAAATTAAAAACCCAACAAAAGAAGGCATCCGCATAATCAGCGAGATGAGTACCGTAAAAATCCTATCCTACGTAACGTACCGGCACCGTGTAGGTCTGCTAATGGCCTCAACCGTGTTCATGGCTGCGTACATTGCGTACGATAAAGTTGTGCGACTGTTCGTTTAGGAGACTAACCTGGTTAGCTCCTCGCTCAGTCTGAATCCCCACCCTCGGGCTGAGCTATGAGTTAATCAAAACTAACAAGAAAGGAAATGTAATGTCAAAGCAAATCTACAACTCAGCGTGGCACATAGAACCGTCTAGGATCGGAGATCTAGCCGCAGGCAACCCTTCGGGTCTTGCTTTAGCTGTGAGCTACGAGAAGGCCCCTATAATCGTTCCGACGATCAAAAGCCTACAAAGACTACTTCCAAGTAAAGAAATGCTGTTAGACGCGCTTATTATGCTTCCATTGTTTGCTGCGCTTCTAATTGTAATGCTAAGTTTTTAGGAATCATTATGAAACCATCTATGCTTATCCAACTAATGAACGAAGGTAAAAGAGTAAGGATTGGTAATTGATATGAAATTCACTGGACGCGTGCTAAGTATGTACGATCAAGGGCGGAGAGAAGACGCCAAAGAACGAGCGCCGGCAAAGCAAGCGGGAGTTAAGTAACATGGCGGCTTCCGCAGTCATAGGGCTTGTCTATTGCCTGGAACATAAAGGATATTTATTGCATTGTAAGAAATTACATGAAGCTAATAACTAATTTGAAGACAGCTATTAAGCTGTGGCGACACAAGCATCTCCACCAAGGCAATGTCGTGAACTTCATGTTACGCATTACACCTTACTACCGGCTGTACAAATGCAGTTTCTGTGCTAAGCAAGTGGAGATACGGCTATGATGGGATATTTCAACAAAGTGATTAAGCCAGCGATTGATGAGCTGGAAAGGTTGTTAAGAGAGACGAGGGTATGACCGACCTAACCGACAATCAAAAAACTGACATAGTGCTGAAAACAATGCAATATATAATCCCAATAGTCACCAAATACAATAGTAAAGACTGATAGATAAGTGAGGAAATGCGATGACTAAAAATTTGGATAACATTTTAACGACCTTACCAGTTGTCATATACGAAACATCTAACGATGAAGAACCTCTTATACTTTATATGCGCCGTGTTCCAAATATAAACGGTGCTTCTTGGTTTTGTTTCTACAGTAGTGAAGACGATGGTGAAATGGTTAATGGGACATTGACTGGAGCTGGACAGACTTTAGATGAAGCTTTAGCTGATCTATTGCATAATTATTCAATTGATTTTAAACAATGGTAAAAAGATAACCTATCAGATGCGTAAGATTATCAAGAATTGTAATGTGGATGACTGTAAAAAACCTTATCATTCGTCTGGTTATTGCAAAAATCATTACGAAATGAAAAGAATACATGGCGACCCTCTGTATATCTACCAAAAGCAATGCCGTCCTATTGTCTTAACAAAACTTTCTAATGGCTGTATTATCTGTACCTCACACAAACCTTGGGCTGGAATAAGACCGGCGGTAAAAAGAGGAGGTAAACCTATATTCTTGGGTCATTATTTCTGGGAACAAAAGAATGGTAAGGTTCCAAATGGACTGGTCCTTCGTCACAAATGCGATTATGGAGCTTGTGTTAATGTTGATCATCTTGAGACTGGTACCCAGGCCGACAACATACACGATGCCGTGAGAAGAGGTAGACATTGTGCAGGAGAAAGGCATGGTTGTAGCAAGTTGAATAATGAATCCGTAAAGAATATAAGGTCAAGCAAGCTAACCAATATAGCTCTGGCAAATTTATATGATTTAAACAAAGAAACTATTTCACGTGTTAGACGATTCAAGAGTTGGAAACATGTATGAGTTCGACAGATTCTTGAATGAACTATTTAACATTGACAACTAGTATCCGTGCATGTTAGTATGGATACATAAATATAAGAAAGGTACGGCATGGCATGAAAAAATTTATTGGCTTCCATGGTGATAGGGATTGGTTTCAGATTGATAAGCTTCCCAAGGGTGCACGGTTTGTTAAAAAAACAAAAAAACATGTTGATGCTTGGGGCGAAACAACTGGTCACAAACATTTGCTTACATCTGAAAAGGAATTCGAAGTATATGAATATGAGACAAAAGAACATGGTGAAACAATAAAACGGTGGTTGTACCTTTTGAGCGCACCTGCTGAAGTATCTCATGAAGAGCATATGACTCATGAATTTGGGACCGGAATTTATTTTATGGACCAGGAGACTGAAGAATCACCTCAAGATGGGATGATCCGTAGAGTAATTGACTAATGTATACGCAGAGTATTTGTATTTTACTTAATGATTGCTTTGTCTTTTTTTGATAATAAAAAAGACAAAAGGTTATATATATCATCTTAAAAGAATATTTGGAATTATTGAAAGGTATTCATGAAAAAACAAACCTATATTAGTGAACTTACCGAAAAACAAAAGGCTTTTATGCCGGCGTGGCGCGACAAATGGATTGCTATCGGTCTTAAAACCGGTGAAGCAAACTGGAAAGAATTTGAAAAACAAGTGAGTATAGCTTATACAAAGAGTAATCTCATAGTTCCTAAAATCATTGTACACGTACAGTCTCCTATAGTTGGAGCATTTGCGGCACCTCTGGCTGATGCCATAATTAGAGAATTAAATGATGGCGCGGTTCGTAGCGCGGTTGGTGGCGCGGTTGGTAACGCGGTTGGTAGCGCGGTTGGTAGCGCGGTTGATGGCGCGGTTGGTGGCGCGGTTGGTGGCGCGGTTGATGGCGCGGTTCGTGGCGCGGTTGGTAACGCGGTTTGTAGCGCGGTTGATGACGCGGTTGATGACGCGGTTAGTGGCGCGGTTCGTGACGCGGTTGGTGGCGCGGTTAGTGACGCGGTTCGTGGCGTGGTTGATGGCGCGGTTGGTGGCGCGGTTGGTGACGCGGTTGGT